GTTAACATTGTTAAAAAACAATACCCAGATGTTCGAAAGATGTTGAACATCTGTCAAATGTCATCTAAAAAAGGTGAGTTAGTTGTTGATTCTCAAACTTTAGTATCAAGTAATTATATTGATCAAATTATTGAGCTATTACCTAATAATAAATCTTTCAAACAAATTAGACAAATAATTGCTGATTCTAATGTAGATGATTTTGAAGCCCTATATAAGGCACTTTATGAGAGAATAGATGAATATACTATAAGAGATGCTGAAGCTATAATTATTATTGAAGAATATCTTTACCACGCTAACTTCAGAATTGATAAAGAAATAAATGTTATGGCTTGTATAGCTAAATTATTAACCCTTACAGGTAAAAAAGTTTTATGAGAGAGATAATAGAGTTTGGAGATCGAAAATTTCTTTTATATCGTACAATAAGAGAGTTTGAAAAATTAGAACCTAACACCCTAAAAGAATATTGGTACTGTGATACAGTATTAAAAAAAGAAGATATATATTATTTTTGTAACGAAATTAAAGACATAGAATATGAAGAAATCAGAAACAACTAATACTCAACCTCAAATTGAGTTGAAAAACACCACAGCTATCCAAACTGAAAATGGAAGTGATATTTGGAAACAAGGAGTAGTTCTAAGACGAGTATCTCGTTTTATTACTAATAGTGCTGAAGACGCTATTCTCCCTATTCCTGTATTTTATGATAGTTCAACTGGTAAGATTTTGAAAGAATCTCTTCCACTTGACTTGAGAGAAGAATATGACACTATTTGATTGGTTAAAAGAGTTGACAGGTAGTAAACGTGATTGGGATTCCTTCTCTGATAAAGAGAGGGAATCCTTTAATCCGTATATGGTTAATCGTTTCCTATCAATGCATCAACCTTTTATTGAATTAGTTAATTATGTTCAAACTATTCCTTATACTGATAAGGAAAAATATTATAAAGTATATTGTGGTTTACTTCCCAAACAAAATGTTTGGCTTAAATATGTTAAATCAAGTATGAAACAACCCACCTCTGATCTTGTAGAAGCTATAGCTAAAATTTATGAGTGTTCTACCCGTGAAGCTGCTAACACTGTAATAGTATTAGATAATTCTGATTTGGAAGATATACTTTACAAAGCAGGTTATCAAGATAAAGAAATAGTTAAAATGTTTAAATAATGGATAGTATAGTAAAATCAATAATAAATCAATTTACAACTCGAGCAGAAGCAGGTGAAACCAAATATGGTGTAAACATGGACCGAAATGATTTATCATTTCAAGAATGGATTACTCATATGAAACAAGAACTAATGGATGCTATCATCTATTTAGAAAAAATAGAAAAACTATATGGCGAAAAAAATACAGCCGCAGATACTGAACGAGATTAAAACCAAACAGTTACCTGAGGTAAACTATGCCTACCATAAGGTAATCTCCTACTCCCAGATCTCTATGTTTCATAGTTGTCCTCATAAATGGGCACTCCAATATAGAGATGGGCATTATGATGAATCTCCTTCTATCCACTTTACATTTGGTACAGCTATGCATGAAACTATTCAAGAATGGCTTACTGTCATGTATGAAGGATCTGCGACTCAAGCTGGCTCTATGAACTTAGAGGAACTTTTTCAAAGTAAGTTTATAAATTTATATCAAGAAGGATTTAAGAAAAATTCTGACACTCATTATTCTTCACCTGAACAACTAAGAGAATTTTTTGAGGATGGAGTAGCAATACTTGATTTCTTAAAGAAGAAACGAAATCTATACTTTAAAAAGAAAGGATGGCATTTAGCAGGTATAGAATTGCCTATTATTATAAATTTAGGTAAAAATGTAATATACAAAGGTTACATTGACTTAGTTTTATATGATGAGAAGAACAATAAATTTTATGTTTATGATCTAAAAACCTCAACTAAAGGATGGGGTGATAAAGAGAAAAAAGATGAAATTAAACAAATGCAACTTGTTTTTTATAAAAAATTTATTAGTGAGTTATACAATGTTCCTCTTGATAGTATTGAAGTAGAGTTCTTTATCTTACGCCGTAAAATATGGGAAAATACCGACTATAATATAGGTCGTATACAACAATATAGACCAGCGGCGGGCCGTAATAAATTAAACAAAGCTAAAAAGATAATTGAGGATTTTATTAATGACTGTTTTGATTCTAATGGTAAGCCTTTAGTTAAGGAACATGCTAAAATAGTATCTAAGAATTGTCAATATTGCCCATTTAATGATAAAAAAGAGCTTTGCAACAAGTTGCCCTCTTAACACCTCCCAATATATTTATATACATAAATACCAAACAATTAATAAGTCATGTCAGATAAAGTTTTAACAAGTGTTAAGATACAACCCGAACTCTTTGAAGAGTTTAAGGTTGCTTGTGTGAGGCATAAATTCTCATTACAAAAGCTTGCCGATCGATGTATTCATTTATATCTTACGGATGAGGATTTTAGAAAAAAAGTTCACAATCATAATAATTTAGAAATATGAAACCAGGTTATATTCCAAGAGAAAAACGTAAAAAAATTCTCCTAATGTGTGATGACATTAGGACACATTCCGGTATAGGAACAGTTGCTAAAGAAATTGTACTCCACACAGCCCATCATCTTAATTGGGTAAATGTTGGAGCTGCTATTAACCACCCAGACGCGGGTAAAAGATTTGACCTAAGTCAAAACACAGGTGAATTAGCAGGTATTGATGACGCATCAGTCATTTTATACCCAAGTAATGGATATGGATCTCCAGATTTGGTTAGACAGTTAATGGACATGGAAAAACCAGATGCTATATTCATCATTACAGACCCCAGATATTGGACATGGTTGTTCCAAATTGAGAACGAAATTAGAAAGAAAGTCCCGCTTATCTACTTAAACATTTGGGATGATTACCCAGCGCCATTATATAATGATGCTTTCTATGAGTCATGTGATTTATTAATGGGTATTTCAAAACAAACTGTAAATATTAATAAGTTAGTGCTGGGGGATAAGGCTAAGGATAGATTAATTAAGTATGTTCCTCATGGTTTGAATCATGAAATTTTTAGGCCTTTAGATAAGGAAGATGAACAGTTGGTTGAGTTTAAGAAAAACTTATATAAGGATAAAGAAATAGAGTTTGCAGTTTTGTTCAATTCTAGAAATATTAGACGTAAACAAGTACCTGATACTATTTGGGCCTATAAGATGTTTGTTGATAAGTTGCCTTTAGAACAAGCTAAAAAGTGTGCTTTAGTTTTACATACTCAACGTGTTGATGAGAATGGAACTGATTTGCCCGCTGTTATTGATATGTTGTGTGGTGGTGATGAAAGATATAACATCATATTCTCTGATCAAAGACTTGATCCTTATGGTATGAATTTGTTGTATAATAGTACTGATTGTCAAATACTATTAACTTCAAATGAAGGATGGGGTTTGAGTTTAACTGAGGCTTTGTTAGTTGGAAATCCAATTATAGCTAATGTTACTGGTGGAATGCAGGATCAGATGAGGTTTGAGGATGAAAAAGGATTATGGGTTGATTTTGATGACCAATTCCCTTCAAACCATAGAGGTAGATATAAAAAGTGTGGCCCATGGGCATTCCCAGTATTCCCAACCAGTATTTCAATAGTAGGTTCTGTTCCAACACCTTATATTTTTGATGACAGATGTGAACCAAGTGATGCTGCTGAAAAGATTTTTGAAATCTATAGTTTAAACCCTGATGAAAGAAAAGCCAGAGGATTATTAGGTAGAGAATGGGCTATAGGAGATGAAGCTGGATTTACTTCAGTTAAGCAAGCAGAACGTGTTATTGAAAATATTGAAGAATTGTTTGCTAATTGGACACCTAGAAAAAATTATCATATAATTAAATGTGATCCTGTTAAGAAAAAAGTTGTACCTCATAATTTAGTATATTAATGAAACCAATGTTTGTAGTTAGCTGTCCGATTGATACGTACAGCGGTTATGGAGCTAGAGCTCGTGATTTTGTAAAAGCACTCATCAAATTAGATAAATATGATGTTAAAATACTACCTCAAAGATGGGGTAATACACCTTGGGGATTTATTGAAGATCATCCTGAATGGCAATTTTTAAGACCTCATTTGTTACCTATGGGTAATCAATTACCAAAGCAACCTGAAATTTGGTGTCAAATCACAGTACCTAATGAATTCCAACCAGTTGGAAAATATAATATTGGATTAACTGCTGGTATTGAAACAACAGGTTGCCATCCATCTTGGATGGAAGGGTGTAATAGAATGGACTTAGTTTTAACTTCTTCTACTCATAGCGCTGAAGTGTTTAAACAAATTAGATTTGAACAGCGTGATAGAAATACTAATCAAGTAGTAGGAGAGTATGGATTACAAAAACCTGTTGAAGTATTAATAGAAGGGGTTGACACTGAAAAATATTGTTCTAAAAAAT